CAATGCATCGATAAAATATATTGAAGTGCCAAACGAACTTCGTAACATATATCAAATGTACACCTGTAGTGATAATAATAATTTGCTAGATAGAATCGGCAACTATAAGTTTATTACACCCGAACAATTTGTAGAGGATAATTTGTGAAAGTATTAGTATTTGGTGATGTAATTATTGACAAATATATCTATGGCACAAGCACTAGAATAAGTCCTGAAGCACCTGTGCCTGTCGTAACATACGGTCATACAGTTGAAACACCAGGAGGAGCCGCTCTTGTATACGAAAATTTAAAAAGTTTAGGTGTCGATGCAACACTATTGCAAACTGAACAACTTAGTAGTATTAAGACACGCATTATATGTGACGGGCATTATATTACACGAATAGACGATGATAAACATGCAGATTCAAATGCTGTGCTTAATAATGTATTGCGTAGTGATTTCTCTCAGTGGGATTATGTTATTCTCAGCGACTACGACAAAGGTGTGCTAGACAACGCTAAAGAAATTATTGCACACATAAACAAATGTGGGTGTAAAATTATTGTAGATCCTAAACGCTACGCCAAAAACTATGAAGGCGCATGGTTAGTAAAACCTAATAACAGCGAATACACCAAGTTTGAATTTGATCAATGGCAAGGTAATATTATTACTACTGATGCAAGACACAGTGTAAGTGCTACAATAGATAATATTGAGTATACGATTCCAGTTGAATCAGTTGAAGTAAGTGATGTTACAGGCGCTGGAGATTGTTTTATAGCAGGATTTGTTTATGCTCTTACTAAAGAATACAGTTATAGAAAATGTTTAGAGATAGCGGTTAGTGCAAGTACAGAAAGTGTTAAGCATACTGGCACATATATACTAACTAAAAAAGATGTAGAACGTACCAAAGTGTTTACTAACGGTTGCTTTGATATTGTGCATCGAGGGCACGTTGAAATGCTTCGTGCTAGTAAACAATTAGGCGACTGGCTAGTAGTAGGTGTTAATACAGACTGTAGTGTCAAACGTCTTAAAGGTAAAACAAGACCAATTAATAACGAAACTGATAGAAAAATTATGTTAGAAAGTTTGGACTTTGTTGACGAAGTAATACTGTTTGATGAAGATACTCCATTGGAACTAATACAACGTGTACGACCGGATATAATTACAAAAGGCGGAGATTATACAGTAGACACAGTTGTTGGTAATAAATTGGCTGATGTTGTAATTATACCAACTGTAAAATATTACAGTACAACAAATACAATACAAAGGATTAATAATGACACAACTTGACGGAGTACAAGAAAAAGGTTGGGGAAGAGAACTTATTTGGGCAACCAATGACAAGTACTGTGGTAAACTAATGTTTTTTGATCGCAAAGGTGCAAAGTTTAGTTTACACTTCCATAAAGAAAAGGATGAAAGTTGGTATGTACTAAAAGGTAGTTTTACACTACATCTAATAGATCTTACAACTGCTGAATCAGTAACACATATTCTAAAAACAGGAGACACTTGGCGTAACGAACCTATGTTGCCTCACCAATTAGTAGCTATGGAAAACGATTGCGTTATTATAGAAGTAAGTACACCAGACAGTGTAGAAGATAATTTTAGAATTGCAAAAGGTGATAGTCAAAATGAAACCTAATTTATGGATTGTCGGTGATAGTTATGTCATGCCAAATATGAAAACAAAACAATGGATTGATCATACAAAAGGCTGGCCATACCTATTAGGTAACAGTTTAGATGTTGACACTACTTCGGTGATAGGACAATATGGATGTGCAAATACTTATATATGTTATGAGATAAAGAAAAATAGTATTCATATGAAACCAAATGATTATCTAGTTGTAGTTACTACTAGCTATACTAGAAAGTGGTTTTTCTTTGATGAACCTCAATATACCAACGCTAAAGTTATATTTGATAATATAGATAAAAAACATAAAAAAGCAATTGAGCAATACTATATTTATTTAGATGATAATAATGAAAGTAAGTTTATAGATTTTGAAAATATGATAGCTTGGTGTCATATATTTGCACAGAGAAAAAATTTACGATTAGCTATTATACCATGTTTTGAATGGAATCATTTACACACATGTTTGGACGGTTCTTTATATAACATTGATTTACATGAACATGGGGGAAGTGATAAAAAGCAAAAATGGTTAGACGATAACAATAAACAAGACACCAAAGATTGTCATCTTAGTCCTGAAAATCATATCATATTAACACAACGGTTAACAGATTTTTTTACACATAATAAAGAAATTGATCTATCAAATGGATTTGTTAAAGATTTATTCTAAAAACTATCTAACCAATTTGGCAAGTCTGTTTGATCTCGCTCACGTTCGTATATAGTTACTAGTTTATCTACCAGTTGCTTATTTGATAATACAACCTTTGCACCTCTATGCAACGGCTTGGGCCAACAGTCTATGCTTACCCAACTATATCCACTGCTTTCGTGATTACAACTGGGTATAAATTCTTCAAATACTGTAATACAAAATGTGTTATAGGTAAACTTATCGTCGTCACTCAAAAATGTATGCAGTGGATGCACTTTGGCAATGTCTGGCAGTATACCTATTTCTTCTCTACATTCTCTGAGCAGTGTCTCAATAGGACGTTCGTTATTCTCAGCTTTACCACCCCAAAAGCTCCAAGTTAGTGGATGACTGCTTCGTTTGCTTCTTTGCTGTAACATTATTCTGCCTGTGTCTAAAGCGAGAAAACAACAGCCGCTTGCTTGTATCATATTTACATTACCTTACTTGTAATAAAATTTGCAATCCAATTATTTGTGATTGGTCCATAGTGTGCAAATAGTGCGCCTAACTGTTTTAAATTTGGATCTAAGTTTTGAAGGTCTCTACCAAACCAACTATCTAAGAATGTATCTAAATTAATTTCTCCGCTGAATACTTTGGTTTCTGCATTCCGCCGTTCTTTAAAATGAAGGTCAAATTCTTCGTTTCCAAAGCTAAACTTGTCTAAGAATGTAGATTCTAAGTGTTTGTTTTCTATACTTTGATAATCTCTATGATTAAAAAAATTAAAAGCATAAACGTCGATGTTATTCATATGACTTACCATCTCAAAATGAGATAGTGAAATACGTTCTAGATAATCAGTAACGTATGCAGGTAACATATAGTTAGAAAATTCTTTTCTTTCTAACGAATAATTATCTTTTCGACTTGCATTTATTTGTATTCGTTTCATTTTGTGTGTATATATTGTATCTCTATATAACGAAGTCCATAGTACTACTATTTTCTTAGGTTTATATTTCCTAGATAATATCCAAACAAGATTTTGAAATATAAGACTATTACTTGCTCCAGCAACACCCATATTAATTACAGGGTAATTTGTAATTTTAGATAATTGTTCTGTTACTGTTTCTGACATTGGTGATCCTACTCCTGTAACATGCGAACAACCTAATACTACTATATAATTAGAAAAATTAAAATCATCATCAAAGTCAAAATTACATCTGAATCCTTTATTGTTAAAAGTATATTTGATACTTTGATTTAACCCACGCCAATTTGTATCTCTTAAAATTTTAGAATTTTGTTCAAGTAATGTTTCACTGTCAGTTGCATGAAACTGTGTGCTGGTACTTCGACTATCTTCGTTATTCCCCCAAGGTATGTCGAAGTAAGGTAATGAATTAGGTATCATTATAGGTATATGCGCCAAAATCCGCTATTGTAAGTCCCTTCAAAAGCATTCACCCATTCGGTGCCATTGTACTTTAATCTGTCGTTTGTAGTTGTGTTTGTTGTATGCTGTACTGTTGATCCATTTACACTTGCATCAAATGTAATATTCCATTGATTCGATCCTTGTGCATACTGTATAATGTCGTGCTTCTTGGCTGCACTGCCCAACCAGCCTGCACCCCCTGCTACGTCTTCTGTAAGCAGATATCTGTCGCCATCTGTTGCCGCAGATAAAGTTCCGTCGCCTGGTGTATTCGTTTGTGGGTTTATTGCCGCATCTACTGCAGGTTGTGTATTAGTTGGAAATGTACTACTATCCATTGTGATATCTAGTAAATTAGTATTAACACTATTAACTGTAATATTTCCTATTATATCGCCTGTAGTTACAGCTGGATTATTAGTTTGCTTTAATCTAAGTTGACTTATGCCATCTCTAAATTCTCCAAATCCTTTAAATACTTCTACCCAATTTAATGGATTGCCGTCTGTATCTAAATTTGTATTGCCTCTGTTCAGTAATTGTGCAGTACCTGCACCGCTAGAGTCCATTGAAAATGCCATCTTAAAGTTTTCTAATGTAACAACTTTGTAGCTAGTGAATAGTGGACTATAGTCGCCTCCTGCTCTAAGTGCTGCAAGTCCGGCATCGTTAACATCGTCAATATTGTCAATGATAGTATGAATAATAGATTGTTTTGTAACTTTTGCTGGTGGATTAATTAGTACAGGCATAGTAAATGTCATTGTACTGATATCAATGATATCATCAATACCACTAGGGATTGCTCTAACACTCCATGTACTTGCTATTAGTTCAACATAACTAAGTGTACTCCAATCTAGAGAATTATTACTGGTGTGTATGTTTAGTGTAGGATTAAACAATACTAGTATCTGTTCTAACAACTGTAATTTCTGTTCTGTATTTGATGTCCATACATCTACTTGCATAGTTAAATTGTAAGGTACAGGTTGATGTCTTTTAATGCTGTAAGTATTACCTTGTTCGTTTGTATATGACCCTGTCGCTTCGTCGAAACGTTTTTCAATAACTGGCACATTCTCTTCGTACTGTGCATATGTTCTTCGATCAGGTGTGGTTTCAAGTCCAATTACATGACAACTAATAAATGGTGTTGTTTGTGTCATATTCTCAGAATTTTCTCTTACTATGTGTGCTGCCATTCTACTAACATCTCCATAGCGTACAGGTGCAGTTTGATAAACTACATTACCTTCAGCATCGCTGTGCATTGCAACTTGAAAGCCAGCAAAAATACGAATAAATTGTTGGATATATCTTCGTAACTGTTTGTCGTAGAAATAAGGAACCGCTGTGATTTTGCTAGCTTGGTATGCCATTATGTATTATCCGCTCTTGTTTTAATTACTTGGCTCATTGGCTGTTGTTCTTTAAATTCTTGATTGTCTACTATTGTAGTACGGTCTGAATTATTAATAAATCCACTTGCATTATATGTTCTATCTGTCCATGTTTTGTCGGTAATATTATCATACAGTCTATGCCATTTACTACCTCTTCGAACAAATAATCTATTTGGGCTAAAGTCATTTCTAATAAAGTACTCGCCTTCGCTAGGACCGCTTGGAAATTGATCTCCAGTACTAATAGATTCGCCGTGATTATAACTTTCATCTTTGTTAACAATTCCTCCGGCTGTAGCATCATCATACCCAAACAAATGATCTGTTAAACTTGTTCCAGTCGGATCTTCAGCATCTGCGGCAGAAATAATTGCATCGCTAATATTAAATTCTGTTTTATATGTACTAAGATCATTTTTGAGACTGTTTGCATCATCACTGTCGCCGAGTATATCGTAGTATTCTTGACTGTCCGTAAGTGGGCTTAGTTTAACACGCCAAATATGTGGATACCAAGTTTGACTAAATCCTTCAGCACCTCTGTTAGCATCGTTAATAACATAATATTTGTTAATAGCTTTTCTATCGTTACTGAGCAATAGTGCATCTCTAAGATGTGGCAATTCTAATACATCACCAGGCATTAGTTTTCTTCCTACAATGTCAACCATTTCATTCATATGGAATGTCATATACAACATATCGTTGCTTAAAAACAATCCAAATTGTGTTAGATCAAAATCTGTATCTTGAACATTGTAGACACCACGTAATTCATAAATGTCTTGGTCATACTTGCGGTCTCTGTTTTCCATAAACAGCAAGTCTTGTATTTTTGTTTCGTTTATAACGCCGCCTACGTTAACTTCTTCTCCACTAAGTGGATCTACTTCTGTTCCACTGAGATAGTTGGGCTGGCTGGGGTCATTCTTATCATTACCTACTGCTGGTCCTATGTATTTGTGTACATGAACTCCGGTACCTCCGATACTAAACTGCTCACGGATAGAATTATCCATGTAGTGATAATCGTTAGTTTTGGTCGGTTTATATAAACTTAATCTTGGCATACAGTTATTTATCGTGAATCTACAAGGTTGACAAATAAGCAAACGGTGTTATATTAGTAAGAAAACTTCGAAGGGAATACCAGTGAAGACAATATTCATATTCTTATTACTGTCAACTGACATGGACATGACATTGGATGCAACGGCTGTGTATGGTCTACAAACATTAGAACAATGTAACTTTATTTTAGAAACAATCAAAGGAGAGTTCAA